CTCCTTCTCTTCTTCCTCATCAGTCTTCACCATTGGTACTTCATTGAGGATGCCATAGCGTTTACCTGATGCTCTGAACGTAGTGATGCCTTTGCATCCATTCCTCCATGCATCCAGGTACAGATCCTTGAACTGTTCATAGGTAACACTGTCGCCAACATTACAGGTCTTAGAGACTGCACTATCAACGAACTGACTAGCGACACACAACACCTCAAGGTGCTTCTCAGCTGTTATCTCATTGGCTGTCTTACCTTTAAAGCCACGAGCATAAGCGTAGTCTTGGACTAACTCAGTTCTAGTGCCCTCAAAGGTTGTCAATGTCCTTGTGTATTCATTAGAGAACGGTGGCTCGATGCCAGAGGAGATGTTGTCGGCTACCAAGCTGATTGTCCCGGTTGGGGCAATGGATGTCAGGTGGCTATTCCTGATGCCAAAGGCGCGGATCTTCTCTTGTAGCCACTCAGGTAACTCTTTGATGAAGCTGCTCTTCAGGTAGTCTTTTGATCGATACATCGGGAAGCTACCCTTCTCTTCAGCTAGGTCAGCTGATGTAGAGTAAGCTGCATTCCTCAGTATCTCCAGGACTTGCCTGGTGAACAGGAGGAAGCTAGCTGTTCCATACTCGAGGTTCATCATTGATCCAGCATTAGCTAAGCCAGTGATACCCAAGCCCATCCTTCTCTTGTTCTTAGCTTCGTCTTCTTGATGAGGTAGCGGATAGATTGTTCTATCAATGACATTGTCCATGGCTCTAACGACATGAGTTATGTCCTCTTCGAACTCGATCCAGTTGAATTGACCACAGCCATCTAACATTCCTACATACTGAGTTAGATTGAAGGAGCCTAGCAAACAGGCGCCATAAGGTGGGAGTGGCTGCTCACCGCATGGGTTCGTTGCAGCGATCTCTTCACAGTAGTAGAGGTTGTTCTCTGCATTGATTGTGTCGATGAATAAGACACCTGGCTCAGCCCAGTCCCAAGTACCTCTCATGATTGCATCCCATAGTCCAACCGGGTCTACACTATCGTAGACCTTGCCTTCGAACTTAAGATCAAATGGCTTCTTAGCATCCAGGCACTCCATGAACTTATCAGTGACGCCAACTGATATGTTGAAGCCAGTGAGCTTATCTGAGTTGTGCTTGGCATTGATGAACTCCATGATGTCTGGGTGATCGATCCTCAGTACACCCATCTGTGCCCCTCGTCTTGCCCCAGAGGAGCTGATCGTCTGACAGATGGCATCGAAGATACCCATGAACGACACCGGTCCTGATGCCTTGCTATCTAAGCTCTTAATGAGGTCACCACGGGGTCTAATGTGACTGAAGTCATAACCAATGCCTCCACCCTTCCTCATGGTCTGTGCAGCTGATGTAGCAGCACTCATGATAGACTCCATGTCATCATTAATTTGCTGAGAGACGAAGCAGTTGTAGGCTGTTGTCTGTCGAGCTGCACCCATGGCATTCTGGACACGACCAGCCGGGAGGAACTTCATCTCACGAAGGATATCTCTCATAGCATCAAAGTGTTGATCATTGTCAGCGAGGGCATGAGCTATCCTGGTACACTTGGCACCGAAGTCTTCGCCAGTCTGTCTGTATTTCATTTCGTCGATCTCATTAGACAGCTCTAGAGTTGGACCATACTGGCGATTAGATATCATTAGCGTTATTCCCTTTAAGTAGATTGATCCTCATCTCGATGTATCGAGCTGCTTTCTTCAGATCAGTGATTTCAGATTGTTTGCTGTCTTGTCCCTGGTAGTCTTTGTAACCAGCTCTCATGACATACTTGATTATGTTGCCTCTCCAGAACGACATACCATTCTCCATGATGAAGACGATGGGTTCGATCTTCCACCTGGTGTAGTGGTCAGGTCTTTTGATGATCTCTTTCTGATCATCAGACTTCCATTCTTTCTCTCCCCATTTAGCCATCCTGGAGGAACTCCTTCTTATCCCAGTTGCCCCACGTCGTGTGGCCCCGGTGTAGTCCTCGGTCTTTCCATTTGCCTGGGTAAGGTGTCGACTTCTTCATAAGACGACAGAAGACTTCCTGTTCCTCTGAGGTCATGTTGTGATTAGAAAACGAATACCGAAGTTTAAGCTGCTGCTGTAAGTTCATCTCTTTGGCTCCCATAGTTTAATAATAGATTTCTCCTCGTCCCAATCGGACCACCGGAGTATTCTGGCAAGCCTTGCCTGGAGCAAAGCATCTTCCCTGGTTAATCCCTTCTTGAGGTAATGGTTCTCGACTAAAGACCAGTCCGGCCTCTTACCTAAGATCTTAGTTGCAGCCACTGGTCCAACACCCTTGATGCCGTAGTATCCATCAGTGGGATCTCCGGTTAAACATTGGGTGTAGAAGGCATAGTTTGCCTGGTCTTCAGTGATGTCGAGTAGCTCCTCAGACATAGGACGGTAGATCTTCGCCGGTATCGTCTTCATGTCCTTGTCATCAGAGACAATGATTGCCTTGCTATTAGGAGCAGTGGCGAGGATACCCATGACATCATCGGCCTCACAATATGGAGCTGAGTACCACCGGTACTCTTGCTTAGCCCAATCGACGAAGGCTTTGTAACCAACTGGCTTCCTAGTCTTGCGACGACCAGACTTGTAACCGGGGTCTAGGTCTTTTCTAAAGTTCTGACCATCAGTTAGACATAAGATATATTCATCTGTCTTGAGGATGTTACAGAAGTCCTCAATCATATCTCTAAAGTATGACTTGGCTTCCTTGAGATCGATGCTGAGGGACCATATATCGTCACCCCAGTCTGTCTCATGCTCAGCTGCTGCACAGCACCTGTATAAGTACAGATCGGCATCTATAAGTAGAATTGGATCTTCATTCACCTTCGGTGGTGGGGTCAACTTGGTCGTTGATGACGGCTCTGACGACTTCATTTAGCTCTTCCTTTACTTGCATACCTCGCTCTGTAATGCACCAATGGCGGCCCCAGGTATCATCACCGAAGTTAGTCGTGATGAAGCCTTCAGAGGCAGCTATTGCAACGTGCATGGCTCCTTGCCTGGCGAAGTTAGATTTGATTGAGAATGGTTTACGCCAGGCTCTATCGAGTACGATGAACAAGGCGAAGATGTTTGCTGTTCGAGGATCAATATCCTCAGTGCGTTTCACTCCAAGTTTGTCCCAGGGAATATTCTGAGGCAATGGGGATTTTAAGTTTGAAATGACGGCCTGTTTCTTCCGCCATTCGTCTAGTGATATCACCGACATGATTTGCTATTCTTTCTGTCTTGCAAGCAATCTGCACCTCATCGTGGATCCAGCCCATGACAAAGGCTTGACCGGGTAATGTATCACCGATCTCTGCTTGGATTAGGGCAACCCACTTCTTACAGACGAGGGCTGCTGCTGATTGGAGCAGCTGACTAAGTTGCCGATGTGGTGACCGACAGAAAAGCAATCGACCATCTAAGCCGATCAAGTGACCACGTTGAGCTGCATTGTTTAATTCGTTCTTTAATCTTTTGAAGGCTGGGACTGCTTTATCAAACTGAGCTTTAAGTCTCTTGCCGTCTTTGGCATTACCTCCAGCTATTTCACCTACTCTTTTGTCGCCTCCCCCATAGATCGTAGAATAGATAAAGGTCTTGGCTTGGTCCCGGCTCTCTAAGCCAGCTGCCTTTTGATTGTAGGTGTGGATGTCTCCTTCTAGAATCTGTTTGGCATAAGTTCCTCCATCATCGAGGTAGTGAGCTAATAGCCGTAATTCGATTCCAGATAAGTCACTGCCACACATCATCCAGCCTTTAGGAGCTGAGAATAGATCACGACATTCTTTACCGTATGGTGCTGAAGCACGAGGCACCTGGGCCATGTTGGGGCCACGGTGTGATGCTCTTCCGCTTATAGTGCCTCCGGAGATAATCGTATGTTTGATGATGCCATTCTTTTGCACCTTCATCCAAGCTTGCTTACCTTCAGCCAGCTGTCCCAGGCGTTTAGCGAGCATGAAGTACTCAGCGAGTTTCTGTGCCTCTGGATAATGAAGAGCGGATAAGATTGTCTCATCAATAGTAACTGAACCTAACGTTGAATATACTTTAGGCTTCCAACCGTATTTCTCGATGAGGCAGCGAGCGATGTGCGCTCTAGAGTTAGGATTGAAGTGTACAACCTTAACTTTCGTAAACGGCTCACCTTTGACATAGCCTCTCGTCTTATTATTTGCTTTAGGAATGAACTCTTCGTACTCTTCCCAAGGTTCAAACAATGTTTGCAGCTCGTCTTCTAAAGTAGACCGACGTTTCGCTAGTTTAGCATAAAGCTCAGTCGCCTTCTCCATATCGAACGTCCAGCCATTGTTACCAATCGCCAGGGAAACGTGAGCTAACTCATGCTCTAACTCGAAGCTCTCATCGCTAAATCCATACCTCACGAAGAAGGCCAGGATATGCACTGTAACTCTGACATCCTGAAGGCAATACTCAAGCATTTCTGGCGAGTAAGTCTGCCAGTCTCCACCATCGAAATCACCCTTGTGTAACCCTGTTCTTAGACCCCAAGCTTTGAGGCTGTGAGAGCCCCAGAGACGCTTGCTGAGGCCTGTTTTCTGCTCCATGGCGTCATCCGCAACGAGGTTCGCTTTCACCAGTCTAGACATGACCAGAGTGTCTCTGATGGTGCCTAGAGGCTCGAACATTGGATAGACTATTTTAATCGCCGGAATATCGAAGTTTATGATGTTATGACCGACAATATAATCGGCATTTCTGAGTAAAGTTACAGCCTCATCAATCTGCTCTGGTCCATAGGAATGTTCCTCATGGGTATCGAGGTCAATCATGCAAATACAGTGGATCTTATTCATGGTATCTAGGAGGCCATTAGTCTCAATATCGAATGCGATGCGCTTCATCATTTTAGCTCCGATCTAACTTCTCATCTAAGGAATCACACAATGAGATGATGCTTTGGGCTCTCTGAGCCATCGTTAATCTTCTTGGTGTTCTGTGGGCGTCTTTTAATAAGATATCCGCTGTTCTGCGAATAGCTTTAACGTAGACTTTTAGGTCTTCTTTATCATCCATGCTGCTCTCCTTTTGAAATCGATGTTTTTAGTTGTTAGAATGGGGCAACAGTCATATCGTCGGTATCGATGAGCCGACCTGTTTCTCTGTTGTATTTCAGTGTTCCGGCGAAGCCGACCTCACCAGTAAATCTGTTCTTAAGCATCACGATGTTTCGAGTGTCTGAAGTTGGATCTTCAGCATCGATCTCAAGGCCAATGCATTGATCTGCTAGCTGTGCGAGGGCGTGACTACCTCGTAGCTGCGATAGGTGAACTTTAGCTCCACCCTCATGTCCAGCCTCTGATTGAGGTCGTTTGAGGTGGCTAACCAGGATCATGCCTATGTCCACCTCTTGGACTAAGGTTCTAAGCCTCGTCATGACTTCATCAATCAACCGACGCTCATCACTGACATTACCAGTCAAGGCACTCACTAAGATTGAGACATGGTCTAGGCATACCCACTTACATTCGAGTACCTGGGCCATGTATCTGATGCGGTTTAAGATTGTCTCAAAGTCATTGCTGCCCCAGTGATCATAGAGATAGATCTGATGGTCTTGGGTAAAGAGATCATCGAAGCCACCTTTGATTTCATCTTCAGTGGCAGCCTCGTAGTCGACAGTAATGTTCTTATTGAGGTGAAGGCCAACGAGGCCCTGTAGTGTCCTCTTAGTTGTCTCTTCCAGCATGATCATACCGCACTTCTGGTTCTGGCGGTGAAGGTGGTAGAAGATCTCTCGAACTAAGGTTGATTTACCGACCCCAGATCCGGCTGCGATTGTCACGAGGCTACTCGTTCTTAAGCCCTTCGAAATCTCGTTGAGCCTAGCAAATGGGTAGCAAACGTCCGAAGCCGCGTCGGTCTGTGCAATCTCGGATCTGAGATCTAGTGCGGCTATTACACCATCCGGCCTATAAGGCTTTGCATTAAAGATGGCTTTGACTAATTCATGTTCTTCCCCTCGGACCAACAGTTCGTTGGCATCATGATTGTGTGGGAGAGTCACAATTGATGTTTTACCGAGGGGGAGAACTTCTGCACATTCCTGTGCAGCTGCTTGACCAGGCTCATCCTGATCAAAGCATAAGACGATCTCTTCAAAACCGAGGAGGTAATCCCAGTTTCTCTTGATCGACTTTTTCGCGGAGGGAGCACCATTAGGTAATGAGACACAAGCCCATGAGGGAGATTTTATGACTTGTGCCACGCTCATGGCGTCTATTTCACCTTCGCAAATGATTATCTTTTTACCTGTTCGCCATCTGTGGCTGCCAAATAGCGTCATGCCTTTGCCATTACCGAGGATGGAGAAGTTCTTGTCTTTGTCTCTGATCTTTTGAGCGACAACCTGACCCTTGTCATTGCGATAGTTTGCAATCTGCACAGCCTTGCCTTTGTATTGCCCAACGCGATAGTCGAACTTCTTACAGGTTTGATAGGAGATCTTACGGCTATCTAAGTTAGTCCAGGAGCCTTCAATAAGATCGATAGTTGGATCTTCGAACACATCGAAGCTACCAGCCTCTTCTTGACCTTGGACATGAGCCTGGCAGCTGAAGCAGTAAGTATGTCCATCTGTGTACAGACTGTTGGCGTCGCTGCTGCCGCATTTTTCACATGGCGTATGCGTTACGAACTCACTGTCGCTTTCTAATTCTTGTAACATATGCTCTCCCATTTGATAATAAAAAAGGGCCACCCATGAAGGTGACCCAGTAGTAGGCTGCTCTCTTGCCTTTCCTTATTTTGGTGTATTCCTTGCCTCTTCCAACCAGTTCTCCGGAATCCACTTATGTGAGTATATGAACCCGTGTTTTTCACAATACATCGCATAAGAAGTCGGGGAACCCTTATAGAGTTTCGCGTTCTGGTTGGAAAAGACAAACCTTATATCTATGTCAGGGTGTTGGTCTTTGATTAACAGGTGCTTATGCCTGTCTTGGGTTGTCCATAGACCTTTAGTCTCGACATAGAAGTTACCTAGCCTGAAATCAGGAGTGTATTTCGCTGATCTTGCCGGGACGACATAATTGATCTTGTCGGTTTCATAGAGGACACTAAGGCCAGCTATCTTAATTTGCTCAGCTATCTTGTCCTCTAATCCGCTCCTAAAACCTCGCTGCGTCTTCGATCTCATCCATGCCCTCATCGAGGTCACCTATGAACTCTCCATCTACGGCATCAAAGCCATCGTCAGCGCTTTGAACAATAGAAGATATTTGGACTTTGTTAATCAGTAGACTAGCCCCAGCGTTACCACTGTTTTTGTAGACATTGATGTACCCACCTATTCTCAGAACTGAACCAGCCCAGATAGCTGGGACCTTACTCATTAAGATAGGGTTTCCATCCTTATCGTAGAACTTTGGATCGTAGGCACTTCGACATTTAAAGAAGAGCTTTCCTTCATCATCAACAATGTCGGCACCAGCTCCTGTTTGCCAGGGCAGCTGGATCTTCTTATTGCCATCCATGCCGGCTTCTTTGATTGCCTCAAAGACTCTGGTTTTTAAAGCTTCGGCAGCTTTCTTGTCCTGGTTGATTTGGACTTTGTATTCACCGTCCTCTTTGAACTCAGTGTCCTTTCGGTTAAGGTAAACGTATCTGACATATCCTAAGTCAGTTTGAAATTTAGGTTTAGTGTTAGCCATCTTGGCTGTCTCCTTTGGTTTCCATTTGGAGCAATACAGAATTGTATATACTTTATAGGTGACCATGGAGTTTTTAACTGAAACAGTAGTCGCTTTCTAAGACCTCATAGATGTCTAAATCACCCTTTGGAGGTACTTCTAAAAGCCTTGCATCAGTAGGGTCATTTAACTGCTGCCTGACACCCTCTAAGAAGCTCTCTAAGGGGCACTCACCGGTGTATTGGCTGACGAATGCCTCTCTGACTATCTGGAACAAATCAATGGTGTTACAGGCCGTTGTAGCGAAGCTATCATGGATCACCATAAAGTCTCTAAGACCATGCTCATACGACAGTAATATTGTATTAACCATGTGAGCTGCATCACAACTATGAATCCAGTTAGCAGCTATAGACGACTTCGCTTTTCGACTGTCAGTTTTAGTTGGTTCTGGTCCTTTGACGGTAACCTGAGATCGCTTGTTAATCTTGGCTTCTCGATCATACAAATAGATGCGTACCTTCGTCTTAGTCCACTTTGTATAGTTCTGGACGGCTGGAAAGCCAGATGGGGATCTCCAACGACAACTCTTGTTTTCAAGAGCGAGTGTGTGAGCAGCTGCCTGGAGGAACTTCATACCGTCCCGAACTGAACTTAAGATCTTACCTATCTCCTCGTAATTGATATTAGCCAACCAGTTACAGTGTTTCTTTTGACTAACGCTGTCGCCGAAAGGATGGTCTTTGATAAGGCCATACATCTTATCCTTCTGGAGTTTATCCATAAGGTCCTCTTGTAGTTGGTTCGACATACCAATTGGTGTGGATGAGTATGAATAAACCATTGTGTTTCTTTTGGTTACACTTCGGCTTATCTTGTAGTCTAACCACCTCTTCTTAAACTCAGACTTCTCGGTCTTTATTCTGGAGGTAACGGCATCAGCTACAATCTTATAGATATCCTGGACTTCATTTGACTTGGTAAGGTTTACCATCGCTCCATCCTTTTTAGATCTAAGGATAGCTGCATAGTGTTGTGTGCCAGAGTTCGTACCATCGAGACTAGGTGCTATGTGACAGACATAGCTATCACCCTCGTCAAGGTAACCACAGTAAGCTTCACAAGCTGCGATAAACTGAAAAGGCTTGTCGGCTTTCTTCCAGATCTCAAAGCTCTCTTTCGGGTATCGACCAACCTTCTCTATCATCGCTTGGTTGTCTTCAACCCACCTTACTCTCTCTTGGAGAGGTTGCTTTGATATCTTATTGAAATCACCTACGTTTGCTAAATGGATCATAAGCCAAGCTGCTCCATACTCTCCCAGGGGTTTACCATCAGCAAACTGAAACTGAGCTTTTACACAGTCGTCTCGATGATAGTTAAAGATTGAAACTGGGTACAACCGGCCTCTGAAATCAAAGTTCCAAGGTAAGTAGAATCTATCGTAACCTAGCATCTCTTTAGAGGTCGCTAGGGTCTGTTGCATAATGCATTGGCTTGCTTTGACATCGAGGACGTTCTGTCTCCAATCTCGACCATCCTGACGCTTAGCTGCCTTTTGATTGTCGGTAAGACTAGCCCAGACTTCATCACTCAACTTCTCTGGCTTGGGCAACTCTTCAGAACTGGGGAACGAGCCAAACTTCTTAGATCCCTCCCAACACCAGACCACTGTTTCTAAGACTGTCTTGTTAATCTGAAGAGGTGTAGCCTGGAGTATATTAAGAGCTTTGATATACTTAGGTACTTCTCCAGATGCACATTGATCAAAGTCGTGCTTAATTGCTTTCATTTGAGCTTTAGATGCTTGCCTGACTAATGGAACCGTCTGATTGAGTGCCGGATCTAAGTAACAACCAGTGGACGTCGATACCCATGGTCTAGGAGGGCATACCATAGTTGAGAACATTGGCTCTGTAAAAGAGGCATCAAAGTTCCCATCCTTTACTAACTCGTAAGCAACATCAGTTAATACGACAAACCTCTTAGTATCTTTAAAGCTACCTGTCTCAAAGATCTCAAAGAGATCAGAATGCGACAACACTGCATTAAGCAATACTGATGCACATTTGACCTTCTTCTTCCTTGTCCATTTGTCCCTCTGGTAGCCAAACTTGGAGGCAGCTCTTAGGGCATTCCTCCTTCGGTATTCAAAACTAGAGTGACCAGAGGTAGCCTGGTTCGTCACAAGTTTACCTATGTGCCTATCGAACTCTCTTAAGCCAGCCGACCAAACCTCAAGCTCTACCCTAGTCCCAATTGCAACCAAGGTCTGAGTAAAGGTATTCTTAATACTCGCATGATTAAAACATTGGTTTAAACTTATGTAAGCTAAGATATCCGCATCTAGCAAAACTAAGTCATCAAACCATTCACTTTTGAAACTAGTGCATCTTTTGCCTAGTCTATGCTCTTCTTCTTTAATAGCTCTAGTTATCTCTGTAGAGACTCTCTCGATAGCATTAGTCACTAAGGAGTGTTCTACGTTTCTGTTTGAAGGATGCTGCTGATCGTTACGTCTGTGGTACCTCTCACGGCCCTCATTCAGCATACTCTGCTCTCTGTCGACCTGAGTTCTCTCAAGTTCTCTATAGTTATTCGTTGCTATACCCATTTCTGCTCCCGTTTAATCATTAGTATACTTTATAGGTCGCCATGGAGTTGACCTATGAATAAACAGACGATTTGAGACAGTCTGAGCGTCTTAACGATTATAGAAATAAAAAACCTCACTGGCCTTATTTTAGACCAGAGAGGTTACTGTGGGAAGTATCCATAGTTGACACTTCCGGTGTCAGTCGTTGACGCTAAATCAACCTATGTGTCGTTTATCTTCAATATACTTTTCAAAGTCCAGAAGCTTCTGGAATGCTAGTGATGTTTGGTGGAAACTATCATCGAAAAGTGTGCTTTCTCGTTTCACACGTTTAAAAAACTCAAGCATACACTGCTCTGTGGCTTCATAGTGAATACAAGGACAGTCTTCTGTCGGCTGATATTCTGTCGCCCAGCCAGCTTCAATTGCTTGCGCTAATATACGTTTTACTGTGTTTCGAGAAATTCCGTACTTATCAATGATTGACGATACAGTCGTCAGTCGTTGACAGTCTCCGTGATGAATGTGGGAGTTCATCAGCTCCATCCATATAGTGAAGGCGTTAAAAGATTGTCGAAAGAAGCGCACACTCGGCTCGGTTTCTCGTTCTGCCCGAATTGCAAAGCGCTTCAGTTCCCATTGGATCATTTCTGTGACGTAATCATGCACAATCTTATCACCAAAGAAGAATGCTAAGCCTTTCTGAGTAAACTTTCTCCAACGGTCTTCTTCCAAAGCCATTGTTGGATTTAAAACGTTAAACCAACGAGCGTCCTTGTGACGTTTAAAACGGACATTCTTATCTGTATTTATATTATCTTTCAT